CCATTATCTTCCTGATCTGAATAGGAAACGTTTCTCTTCTTAGTTTTAACCTGAACAATATTGGACTGAGGTGTCGCGTGAAATAGCTCAACGTCCTCAAACCAGCACCAACAGGTGCCGGCGATATTACCTCCAGCTAGAGGATAATACACATCCAAATATACTTTAGCCCAATCTACGGCTGAAGTTCTATTATAAAATAATTCAGGTGAAGTAAAAGGCACTCTTATAGTAACTTCATCCAGTTCAGCAATATTATATCTAACTGAAGGAAGCTGAGATTTATATACAATATCAGATTCTATCAACGAAATTCTATTGACTGACAAGTGGTTGCCCCCTGGCAAAATAGAGGCGAGGAGGATACCACTTTGGAATCTTTGACAATTAAATTGTACTTTGAAACAAAAGGTGCCTTTGAAACCCATTATACCTACAAGCTTGTTGAGCCAGATGGATCCACCTCCCAACATAAAAGAGGGAACACTCATTGTATGGAGATTAGTACCCTGAACGTGACCAGTGGTCCAAGAAGGAGTGGCACAAAGTAGAGGTCTTTTAAGAAATTCAATTATATCGTAATTTTTATTATCATGATTATACGGAAGTAAAGGATTAGGAGGAATAGAATCCGAATAATTTACATTCTCGCTTGCAGTAGAAACAGCATTAGTCATTAATTCATTTTGCTCTATATTAAAATTTACCTCTTGTTTAGGCATTTGTGAAGAAGTTTCAGCGAGTGCTTTGTCAATAAATAGGCCACTCTACCATAAATATTGGCTCCCAGTTGTCTAGATTTATTTAAAGACACATCTTGATTAGTAAAAATAAATATTTAATGTCTATATATACAAAGTGCGCAATACGCCTGCTTTTGAAACTGGGAGTCTCATTTTATAGCAGGCGCAAGATCGCACCTAATAGCGGTATTCACACCCGAGAGTAACATCTCGGGCTAAGTCATGATCCGTGGTGAACGGTACATAACCAAACTTCTTCTCCCAAATGGGAAGAAGTTTTTCCAAACTACCGTTGAACTTTTCCGCACTGTGCAACGATAATTCACGAACAAAGCTGTCGGAAGCCGACCTCACAACCATGGATTGATCAATGTTCTTATTAAGATAATAAAGCATCTGTCTAACAACATCCCACTCCAATGGAGCAATAAATTGCCTTCTTCGTGAGTCATATACAAAAGATCTTTTAAGAAAACCGATATCCTCAATTTTCCTGAAATAATTTCTTAAAGTATCTGACTTGGATTCGTCGGTGTACTTCATGCCTATCAATTCAATAAATTCTGCAAATGTTCCAATATTGAATTGGGAATGAATTTCACGAGCTACGGAGACAATATTATCGTCACCATAAACTATTTCGCGAACGCACCTTGAATAAATATTAAGAGCACTATATGACCTGCCCATACAATGGACAAAAGCCATTCTTATGAGAACCTTATTATAAATACTATTTACAATAGTTGTCAGAGGATGACCGGACGGCAAAGATTTAACCCATTGGTAGACAAGATTTCCATGCACATGTGTACTGGAATAAATGTCAAGAAAGAAAACCTTTCGCACTGTCTGCCATTCTTCCGAATCGTTGTACCACTTATTTATGCCTTTACAAATTTCATCTCCAACTTGTTTATTTTGATTTGTGTCATATCCGGAATAATCACCGGCAAACATATCATCAGAAACTTCGTGGAGATGCTCCACTACGGCACCCCACTCATTATATGGGTTAGTACCAACTGCTATACCATTGGCTATACGATTTTTCATAATCCACTGTGTGAACCTCATAAAGACCATACGAGTAGCAATCAGATAAGAAAGAGGAGCCGCAGAAATTAATCTGGTTTTCC